TATATTACTGAGCTTACGTTGATGAAACTTCCGGCAGCTATGCGACAAAAGTACGAGGAATTTATCAACGAAGGAAGCCTTCATGTAATGCCTGGTAATATCTTGGACATGATGGATGTATATGAGGATCTAGATAAATTCATCCTTGATTTCGAGTTTGATGTTCGTTCCTTTGGTTACGATCCGTACAATGCGAAAGAGTTTGTCACTCGTTGGGAAGCAGAGAACGGGCCTTTCGGTATCGAGAAAGTAATCCAAGGAGCTAAAACTGAGTCGGTTCCTTTGGGTGAGATCAAGATCATGGCGGAAGAGCGACTACTTATATTTGACCAGTCGCTGATGTCTTTTGCCATGGGTAATGCGATTACGCTAGAGGATACCAATGGAAATCGAAAGCTTTTGAAGAAGCGTCAAGACGAGAAGATCGATAATGTTGCTGCGCTTCTAGACGCCTGGATTGCCTATAAGGTAAGTAAGGAGGCGTTTGAATAAATGAAGATTGGACCGGCAACAATCTCGGCGGTTGCGATGGTTGTTATTGCACTTTTTGTTGTTCTTGCTTATTTTAATGGGTGGGGATGATGCTTTCGAGCGAGCGACTTGAAGATGCGATTACGGCGCTCGAGCGAATTGCCGATGCTTTGGAACAGATGATTCTTATTAATAAGCAAAGCCTTGAATTGCTCGAACGCCAAGAAAATCGAATAGTACATGAAGGATCATAGAGTGAATTGGGAGAGGAGGTGAACTACGTTGCGATTTGGTACGACGTTGAGACACGCCTGGAATGTTTTTTCCAATAGAGATATACGAGATAAAGCTAGACCTTATGCGGAGCCACGATACGGAACAAGACCAGATCGCGTAAGACTTCGAATTCCCAATGAACGCTCAATTATCTCCTCAGTTTATACTCGCCTTAGTATTGACGTTGCATCGGTAGATATGCGTCATGTAAGATTGGACAAAAACAAGCGGTATATCGAAGACATTGACAGCGGCCTTAATAGTTGTTTGACAGTTCAAGCCAATATTGATCAAGCTGCCCGAGCTTTTAGACAAGACATCGCTATGACGCTATTTGATAAAGGCGTTGCGGTTCTTGTTCCAGTCGATACGACGATCAATCCGGAGAAAACTGGCGGATTTGACATTCTGACACTTCGTGTTGGCGATGTTGTTACATGGTATCCCTACCACGTGCGCGTGAGCGTATACAACGAAGCGAGTGCACAACGAGAAGAGGTCACTCTTCATAAATCTGCAGTAGCTATTATTGAAAATCCGTTGTATGCGGTAATGAATGAGCCAAACTCAACGCTGCAGCGTTTGCTACATAAACTTAATTTGTTGGATGCCATCGATGAACAATCTGCCTCTGGGAAACTTGATCTGATCATTCAGCTTCCGTATGTAATCAAATCTGAGGCTCGTAGAGAACAGGCGGAACAACGTCGGAAAGATGTTGAATTCCAGCTCAAGGGTAGTCAGTATGGTATCGCTTATACGGACGGAACCGAAAAGATTACTCAGCTAAATCGTCCGGCCGAAAACAACCTAATGGCCCAAGTCGAGTACCTGACCGAAATGCTTTATAGTCAGCTCGGCCTGACCAATGAGGTTATGAACGGTACCGCAGACGAAAAAGCTATGTTGAATTATTGGAATCGTACAGTTGAGCCTGTTCTTACCGCTATGGTCGAATCTATGCGACGTAGTTTCTTGACCAAGACGGCTAGAACACAAAAACAAGATGTTAAGTTCTTTCGAGATCCATTCCGGTTGGTTCCTATTGAGAACATCGCTGAGATTGCCGATAAGTTTACTCGGAATGAGATTATGTCGTCGAATGAGATTCGGCAAGTGGTTGGATTGGCTCCACATTCGGATCCAAAAGCTGACCGATTGGTTAACAGCAATATGCCAGCAGCTAATCCAGATCGAACGGCAGCTGATGGTAATCAATCAGAAGCTGATTCGTCTAAATTAGATCTAGCTCCTATTCTGGTTCCGAAATCTAGAAAGGAAGTTCAAAATGGGAGATGAGGCTACGCCCGATTTTAGCGGCTATGCCACGAGAGCTGGTCTTAAATGTTCAGATGGTCGGACCATCATGCCAGATGCGTTCAAACACCAAGATAAAGAAACCGTTCCGTTGGTCTGGCAGCATAATCACAACGAGCCCAGCAACGTGCTTGGCTACGCGACACTCGAGCATCGTGAAGATGGTGTTTACGCCTATGGTTTCTTCAACGATACCGATGCGGCAAAGAATGCTCGAACACTAGTAGAGCATGGCGATATCAAGTCGCTGTCTATCTATGCTAATCAGCTCACCGAGAAGGCGAAGCAGGTTCTTCATGGCTTTATTCGCGAGCTGAGTCTTGTGCTGTCGGGAGCTAATCCTGGCGCTCTTATCGATAACATTACTTTGGCTCATGCCGACGGCGACATGGTCACGTTGGAAGATGAAGCCATTATCTATACCGGTCTCGAGCTTAATCACGCTGATGGTTCGTCAGATTCCAGCGGTGATTCCAAAAGTGAGCCGACTGTTAAGGATGTTTATGATTCGATGACTCCTGAACAGCAGGATGTTGTCCACTATATGATTAGCGCCGCGCTTGAGAGCTCTACTCAGACTCTTAAAGAGGCTGCTCATTCCGACTCCGAAGATTCCGAAGAGGAAGAGAAAGAGAAGGAAGAGGAGAAGGAACTCGTTCATAGTGATGACAAAAATGAGGAGGAAGGACGGCGCATGACTCGTAATGTCTTCGAGGAGCAGAGCGGAGGCGAAAAAAAGGAACAGGAAGGTCACGTCCTTACCCATGACGCAGTCAAGGGAATTGTCGCTGACGCTCAGAAGCACGGTTCACTGAAGCACGCAGTCGAGGCGTATGCTTTGGAGCACGGTATCACAGACATCGATATCCTGTTCCCGGATGCCCGTAATGTCACTCAGACTCCCGAATTCGATCAGCGGAGAATGGAGTGGGTTTCTTCGGTCATCAACGGAACCAAGCATTCGCCGTTTTCCCGCATCAAGTCGATCGTCGCAGACATCACCGTGGACACGGCACGGGCCCTCGGCTATGTCAAGGGTAATCTGAAGAAGGAAGAGTTCTTCGGACTCGTTTCTCGTGTCACGACCCCCTCGACGGTGTACAAGAAGCAGCAGCTGGATCGGGACGATATCGTCGATATCACCGATTTCGATGTTGTCACTTGGCTTAAGGGTGAGATGCGCCTTATGCTCGATGAGGAGCTCGCACGCGCGGTTCTTATCGGCGATGGGCGTAATGTTTCGAGTGCAGACAAGATCAAGGATCCTGCAGGAGCTCCGGAGGGTGCAGGAATTCGCTCGATCATGCTCGATCACGATCTCTATTCGGCAAAGATCGAAGTTGATCTTACGGACGCCGCTTCGACTCCAGGTGAGGTGGTCGACGCCATTATCACGAACATGGGCCAGTACAAGGGTTCGGGATCGCCGACGTTCTACACGACTCTTCCTTTCATCACGTCGCTGCTTTTGACGAAGGACGGAATGGGTCGTCGTATGTACAACAGCGTCTCTGAGCTCGCTGGAGCAATGGGCGTCTCGTCGATCGTTTATGTCGAAGTCATGGAGCAGGAGGCGGATCTACTCGGAATCATCGTGAATTTGAAGGATTATACGATCGGCGCGGACAACGGTGGCGACGTTACCTTCTTCGATGACTTTGACATCGACTACAACCAGTACAAGTATCTCTATGAGACGCGTGTCTCGGGTGCTCTGACGAAGATCCGATCTGCTCTGGTGCTTACGAAGAAGCCGTAAGAGAGGTCACCATGGCAAGGTTCTTCGGACGTATTGGTTACGGTCAATCAGTAGAAAAAGCACCGGGCGTTTGGGCTGACGAAATTGTTGAAGTATTTTATTACGGGGATGTTATTCGAAATGCAAGAAATCTCCGGGAAGGTGAGCATCTTAATGCCGATCTCAGTGTTCAAAATTCGATCAGTATCATGGCCGATGCATATGCCAACGAGCACTTCTTTGCCATTCGTTATTTGGAATGGGCGGGGACTTTGTGGACGGTTTCGAGTGTCGAAGTGCAAAGTCCTCGCCTTATTCTGAGATTGGGGGAGGTGTACAATGGCCCAACGCCTGCAATTGCACCAACTCCTTGAAACTCTTGCACCAAACGTGTATTTTCAGCCACCCACTAATGTCCAGTTAAAATACCCCTGTATTATCTATAAACGCGACTTTGCTAATACCAAATTTGCAGATGACATTGTATATAATCATAAGTTGAGATACGCGATTACGGTCATCGATCAAGATCCGGATAGCGAAATTCCAGAAAAAGTGGCTTCACTGCCGATGAGTTTATTTAATCGATTTTATACGGTCGATAACTTAAATCACGACGTGTATAACGTATACTTCTAAAGGAAAGGACAAAAATGGCTCCCTTGACCTGGGACCAGGTCGGTGAACGGCTATATGAGACTGGTGTAGACCATGGAGTTCTGTATCTTCCGGACGACGCGGGTGTCTATAACACCGGTTTCGCTTGGAATGGTCTTACGACGGTCACTGAATCGCCGTCCGGCGCTGAATCTTCTCCGCAGTATGCGGACAACATCAAGTACCTGAACATGGTTTCTGCAGAAGAGTTCGGAGCAACCATCGAGGCATTCACGTATCCGGAGGAATTCGGACAGTGCGATGGTACTGCTCTCCCCTCGCCGGGTGTGGCCGTTGGTCAGCAGGGTCGGAAGATGTTCGGCCTGAGCTATCGGACCAGGGTCGGAAACGATGTCGACGGAACGGAATTTGGCTATAAGCTGCATCTGCTTTATGGTTGCCAGGCTGCTCCGTCAGAGAAGGCCTATGCGACGATCAACGATTCGCCGGAAGCAATCTCATTCAGCTGGGAAGTTACATCTACGCCTGCTCCGGTGAGTGGTTACAAGCCGACTTCTTTGATTGTCATCGATTCCACTACTGTGGACTCAGCGGATCTTACTGCACTCGAGGATCTTCTGTACGGTAAAGCGTCTGTCGAAGCAGCTCTTCCGACTCCGGACGCTGTGATCGCGCTCTTCGCTGGTCCGTGAATCTGATAGGAGACTAGAGAATGCTCACTATTGTTGTTCCTGGTGTCGAAATGTTCGACGAACAGACACAAGAGTTCGTCACTAGAGACGATGTGACTTTGCATCTTGAGCATTCTTTGGTCTCACTGTCAAAATGGGAGTCTATTCATGAAAAAGCCTTTCTCGGTCAAGCTGAAAAGACGACCGAAGAGGTTCTTGACTACGTGAAATGCATGACCTTGACTCCCAATGTTCCTGACGAAGTGTTTCTCAAGCTTAGTGAGGATAAC